CTGCTGGCGTTGCTGAGCCAGTCAACACGGTCTTGCCGACAGTGATCGTGTCAGCGGCGGTGACAGAGGCGCACGTTGCCGTTGCTGAGGCTGCTACGGGGTTTGCTGTGGCGACGGACACATAGACCGCACCAAGCTTGCTGCCGCTAGCGAGAGCCGTGAGGAGTTGGCTAGCGGCCGTGAGGCACCGCACTGGCGAGCCGGCGGCGGCATACTCCCGAGCGTCGGCGCTGGTGGTCTTGACTGTGATGTTTAGCGTACTCATGATGATCCTTTTAAGAAAAAAGAAGGGCCGGCTCGTGGAACCAGCCCTTCAGGAAGTAGCTATAAATTACGTGTGGAGTGCGAGACCGTCAGAGCGGGAGAGCTTAACCATGTAGCCTGGCTTCTCGCAGAAGACCGTGAAGTCGCCGAACCAGCGCATCTGCTTGGCGCTAGCCGATTCGAGGTCGAACAAGATGTCCCCGCCGGGGCCGACTTCGTTCGTCATCTCTTCAGAGCCCAACACGTAAGTGTAACGCTCAGGGAACATCACCGCTTCGCCTTCTTTCGCAAAGGCGTAAGGGACGATCGTGAGCTTGCCAGATGCTCCGTGGAAGCAGATGCTCTCCCAACCAGTCTCAGCTTTGTCTTTCGAGTAGTTAGCACCGTACTCGCGAAGAGCTGCTTGGTCGTTGACCATTGACTGGAATGCCTTGTTAGGAACAAGCATCGTGAGTGGCTCGTTACAGCCCTTGTCAGCAGCCATCGCACTGGCGAGAGAAGCTTTGCCGAGGGTTAGTGCCGAGGTTCCGACATCGTAGGCATTAGCCGACCACAACTCATAGGTAGAAGCCGAGATGTTGTAGAGCGTGCCAGTGTTGTTAGCAATGTCCATGAGGCCGTAAGGCGAGGCACCACGCGCACCCTTGAGGAAGAGAATGTCGCCAGCAACGACGGCGTCGGCAGTACCAGCAACAGTGATGGTTCTGTTGGCGATGCTGATTGCGCCCATGGTGAGGTCACCGTTGTGCTGCGAACCAGCCGTGATTGCTGTATGGGCAACGAGCGTCGAGCCCTTGAGGGTCAACAACATTGCAGAGCACCAGCTACCTGGCGTGATCGTGATGACCTGACCGGAAACGCTAGCAACGACGGCGATGCCCTGGCGGCCGTGGCCCATGCAGAGGAGTTCTGCGCGGGTGCGGAACGACTCAGCCGATGGAATGTACTTGCTGTTGTTGAACTGTGCGAAGGCTTGCTTGCTGGTCTTGGCGCGGCTGATTGCGTCGTAGCTCACATTTGATTGGAGAACGACCGAGAAGCCGACTACTTCAGCCTTTGCCGACTCTTGTGCGATCGCGCCTAGAAGCGCAACCTCGCCAGATCCATAGCTAAAACCCTGTTCGCCAGAAAGCTGGACGTCAAAACGAATCTTCTCGCCAGCCGGGATATCCTTACGGAACTCAAGACGCTTGCCGAACAGCTCATTGGCTGCTGGTACGAGTTGTGTTGGGCCGTCGGGATAGATTTCCTTAAGGCGGGACGCGAGGGTTGTGGGTGTGTTGGTTGCAGGCATGCTGATTCTCTCTTATAGTTAGTTTTGGCTGTGTCTCGAACAGCATGCGGCGTCGTGAGATAGGCGCAGGCGACGGCGTCCTTGCGGGTGGGCGTCAGATATAAGGCATGATCGCGGGTGGGGCTGCCCGCCTGGTCGTGACAAATCGTCGCGACCAGCCAGGACCGGCTAGGATCGACGCTGCTGCGTGCGACCGTCGTTGGCTACCAGCCTATTGCCAGACCGTCTCGGCGCGTCGGGGTGGCGTTGTGGCGCTCACAGGACCATCGCCGCTGTCGAGGTGGGTGACGACGTGGCGGTGCTTGGTGGCACGGAGGTGGCGGGTTTGGCGCACGACCAGGGTGGCATTGATATCGTTGAGGAATTAAGCGACAGGGCACACTGAACCAAGAGGTATCAACGTGGCGGTATCGCTAGCGTCTCTGAGTGGTGGGGAAGAGGGGGGAGATGGGTGTCTCCTGCCGGCCCGAGTCTACGAGGGCCAGTACACGTTGATACGACCTGCCTGACCGTCGCCGCCAAGCGAGGAAGAGGAAGGACAGCCAAGCCAGCTATCACCGTGCCTAAGTGAGCCCGGCCGTAGCCGCCGTTGCTACCCCGACAGCGACATACCCTCCTGCGAGGCCGCAGTGCCACCGTCAGTGCGTTGAGACGGTCTGGTAATAGGAAGGGGCCACCAGCGACGTCAATCGACTGGCGACCCCTTGCTGCCCTTCCTGGCTTACTTGCCCAGGAGCTGCTTGTTGGCACGGCGAATCATTTCGTAAGCGTCCACGGGGGGCGCTCGCTTGTCCCCCGCTGGCTGGCTCCTACCTGGCTGAGTCCTTTGCGACACACCCTCGCCGCGTCCTGCCCGTAGCTTGGCCAAATCCGCTTGCCGAATCTTCTTGACAACCGCCTCACCCAGAAAGTCGATCAGCTCGGGACCGTCGAACTGGTTGGCGAGAGCGTAGAACTGCTGGAATCTTTGGTTGTGCACATGTTCAACGAGTTGGTCCGCCGTGACTGACTCGCCTTGTTCCGCCGCAGCACGCATGTACGTCGCCATTTCCCGTAGCAGCGCCGCTTCACTTGCCGGGTCGCCCGCGAGCGGTGAGCGTTCGCCAGCGGCCTTCAAGGTGTCACGAATCGAGCTTACGCGCTCTTGAACGCGCTGCTGCGTGGCTTCTTCCTCCTTGTCGCTAGCTGCCTTCTCCTCGCGATCGGTAAATTCCTTCAACTTGCGCTCAGCTGCCGACAACTTCTCATCGCGTGGGTCGGCGACAACCGCACCGCCGAGTTCCTCTTCGATCTGGGCGACCAGCCATTTTTCCGCCAGTTTCGCCCGCGTCTCTTTCGAAATCCTCGGGTCACTCAGCACCTTGTCAGGGTCGTTGGCGAACGCTTGCTGGAACGCCTCGATCTGTTTCTTCGCCGTGTCAGCCTCGCGGAACTTAGCGTCAGCCCCGCGCCATTTGCCGTAGTCGCGCGCAATGTCCGCGTCGGTCATGGAAATCGTCTCATCGCCGATCTTGATCTGCCGGTACGTCGGTAACTTCGGCTTGGCAACCGCACCTTCCGGCGCGTCAGTTGGCACGGTGCCGCCCTCGACGACTGGGGTTGCTGCTGGCGCTGGTGCCGCTGGTGTGTCTGACATTTACAAAACCTCTTGCTGTGGGGGGAGTGCTTGTTGCGATTGTTCGAGGGCCGCTGCCATGGCTGGCGGGGTTCCTGGTGGCACGGAAGGTAGTGCGGCGCCGTTTACCTGTGGCTGCGGTGTCGCCGGCATGGCTGGCATCGCGGGCTGTGGTAGCGGCTGTCCTGTGAGAACGGCAGCGAGGTCCGGTGGCGTGGCTCGCATCTCGGCAATGTGCTCGTGAACGTGAGCGAGGAAAGCAGCCATCACGACTGGGTCGTCGCGGTCAGCGGCGGACATTGGTGCTCTGTGGCCTAAAATATGCTCCGCGTGATTGTCGGTGAGCAGGATCGTCGGCTTGATGCCCTTGCGGATCAGCTCGTTCTCTTCGCGGATCAGGAGGGTGTCTGAGAACAAATCCTCGGACACGTGCTCAAGTTCGCCTGTCTTGAGGAAGCTGACAATCTGCTTAGGGTCTTTAATGATGTTGTACTGCTGCCAAGCGGCAACCATCTCAGACCGACCAGCGAATGAACTAGTCAGCGGCGAACCAAGATCAACCGTGACGCGGTCAATGTCCATCAAGTCGCGAGCGTGAAACTTCCGCACCGCACCCTGACGACTGACACCCGTAATATACGCGGTCATCTCTTCAGTGGCGAACAATCTGATGTTGCTTAGCAGGCACGAGCCCACTTCGCCAGCCAACCGCGCGTAGCCCTTCTGGAGGTCCGACACGTATTGGATTGCCGCCGCGATCACGACAGCGATGGACGTCCCGCTCTTCAGGTGCGACTCAGGATTGCCCCGTGCTGCGCTGTTGACGCCGCTGAGCAGTTGTTGGTGCGACACGAGCATGTCGATCATTTTATAACTTTCACCGCCGCTCGCCGTTAGGTTGAGCCCCGAGGGTGGGCTTGCTGACGTCACGAGCGTTTGCCCGTCAGTGAGCCGCTTGATCTCAAGATTCGGATCGCTGGACCAGATCATCTGCACACAGTTGTTAAGAGTGTTCGTCAAAGTGCCCGAGAACATGCTGTTGAGGGCTTCCTGGAGGGGCAGCATCTCAATCGCGGGGGAGTCGCCAAAGCAGGTGCCAATGACGTCGCCAGCGGTCAGGCGGAACAACGGCACGCGATCGTACGCGAGGGGCTTGTCAACGAGGACCTGCTCACCGATGATTTCCACATGGCGGCCCTCAGGCATCGCCGGCGTGCGCGCGTGGTACATGATGAATTTGTAGCACTGGTCGTCGTCAACCCGTTGGGCTTGGCGGTAGTCGCGGCGGTCACGGGTGTCTGTCGTCAGCGACGCACGGGGGATGTCGTCGGCGAACTCAGGGGTCAACGCGGCTTCGTCGTACTTGTTGACCTTACACCGCACGATGTGCCACGAACTCGACTCCCCCGCTGTGTTCTTCGCGACGTCGTGGGCACCGTAGACTTCGAAGCGCTGGTCGCCGCTCTTGATGACACGACTGCCATCCGTTGTTAACTCATAGCCTTCCGAAAGATCCCACGGGCAATGGACGTACTGCTCAAGCGAAATCAGCGCGCCGAGGACCGCCGTTGACAACACGTGATGAAGGTTCTTTTCGTCGCCGTAGTAGGCACAAATCCCCTTCGCGAGGTCTGACTCAATCAGGCTCTTGGCGTCGGACTGGCGCGCTCGCGGCTGGAACGCCAGCTTGTTCTCCGTGACGAGAATGTGCAGCCGCTTGATGAGGCTCTTGAAGTGATTGACGTTGATTTGAGCGACGTCGTTGTCGTCCCTAGAGATACGGAGCGTGCCTTCGCTGTCCATGCCATAGAATGTTCGGTAGCTGGTATCGATGCGATCGAAGTAGCCTGTCTCCTGCCCCCACTGCTGGTAAGTGTCCCACCGTGCCGCGACGGCCTTCGCGATTTCGTCCACGGGCAGCGTCGCCCAATATTGGTCTTGCATGTTATCTCCGGTAGCTAAGTTTTTTGAGGGCACTGATATGTGGCGGGTCTTGATGGATGCGGAACACGTCTTCCGATCTTGGCTTTGGTCGCAGGTCTGTCACTTTGTCCACACCGCGTATCGCATAGATGGCGGCGGCGACGGCGTCACAGTGGCCCAGCGAATCGGTGCGCTCGTAGTCCGTCCTCGCCCTCGTCAACAGGCCCGCTTCCAACGTTCGGATCAACAGCTCACAGCGGGGGTCGATGGTGGCACGGTTGTTGTGGAACGTCGTGGCGAGTAGCAACAGTCCCGCCGCGAAGTCGTCCTTGGCTGGCGACGTGGTAGGTAGCCCGGCCGCTGAATAGTCGATCTGGAGCTGTCCTGAGGCGTCGAGGACCATCGTCCTGTCACTACCCCACCGCTCTTTCACTGCGGCGACAATCGACGTCGTGGGCGTGCCAGGCGGAAAGGACAATTCGTCACGGAACAAGATCTGCTGCGTGTCGTGGCACCAACCAACTTCGAGGAACACCGTCTTGTCCTTGATGCCTCCCGTGTCGCCAAACAATCCCCACCGCACGTGTTCGCTGACGGCCGGCGCAATGTGACGGGGTGCGAATGGCGGACACAACGCCCGTGTGGCATCGACGATGATCTTGCAGAAGAACTCTCGCTGCGCCGTGGGTGAGTCCTCGCCTCCTACCTCGTCTAGCAGCCGTTTGCGCTCCTCTGGTGCCAGGCTAGTGTCAGCGTCAAGCGTCATCTCGACGTATGTGGCTCGTTCTTTAGCCTTGCCGACCAACTCCTTGGCCCAGAAGTGCTCAGGTGACTCGGGCGGGGTGGACGGGAAAATCAGCTTGAACGGACGGTCTTTCGTCGCGGGAATGATGACTGATCTATAAAGATATTCCAAGTTAACCACGAACGCGGCCTCATCCACTATCAACACATCGATAATATTTCCTCGGAGCCCGTTGCGGTTCTTGTCGAGCCCCACCAGCTTGATGACGGACCCGTTCTTGAACCGATACTCTTTCGCGGACGCGTGCCAAACAGGTCGTAGCGCGTCGGGACAATCAGCAAGGATCAGGTCGAATATCGGGCACAGGAAGTCCTTGAGGTCCGTCAGGAACGCCGTGGCGTAGCGGATGTGTGTCTTGCTGCGGAGCGCTTGCTCGATGGCGTACACGGAGCAAGTTGTCGTTTTTCCTATTTTTCTCGCGATGTTGGGCACCACGAGCTCACGCCCGCTAGCGTCGATCAGATCCTTCAGCCGCTGCTGTTCCGGGCGCAATTTCCACGACAATTCACCGCGTGACCACAAGGCAGAGATAGCTTGTGCTTTCGTGATCGTCATTTCGCCAGCGTCAGTAAATCCGTCGTCGCAATCTCAGCCGTGACGTCAATCACGACTGGCGCGGGCGGCGCGTCGGCTTCCTTGAGCTGCGGATAGATGTACTTGAAAAGGAACTTGAGTTGATCGAGTCGGTCAGCAGCGAACTGCGTTTCGTCGTACAGCTTCACGAACTCAAGCATCGGGTCAAAACCAATCTCTTGGAGTCGCTCGCGCAGGGACCACAAATTGCGGTTTGGCGTGCCTTTTGGCCTACCTTGACCCGCGTTTGGGCGGTTGTTGTTCAGTTTGGCACGGGGAGGTGTTGGGATTTCTTTAGGTGTCGTCGGCGTCATTGCCGTTGGGGTTTTCACTGCCATTAGCGACCTAGCTGCTTTAAATTCTGAATGCGGATCAACGCTTGCACTTCCGCTTCGAGGCGGTCGAGGCGGTCCTTGTCGTCAACGATGCGGGCTGCGGCGCGGGTGTCGAACCAGCGGGTGACTTGCGTGTTGGCGAGCGCGAGCAAGAAGGCTGCTGCCGTGACTGCGGTCGGTGCGGCGAGGAGCAAGAGGAGCACGACAGCGACAAGCAAGCCGTTGGGGAAGGCGTTGGTGGTGAGTTTGTCCCAGCTCATTATTTCATCTCCCACGCGTGTTGGCGGCGTCCTGCGGCCCAGATTTCTCGCGAGCAAATACCAACAGCGCTGGCCTGTAAATCAGGAGCGCGGCTGATCGACTTCGAGCTGACGACGACGCCATCGACGACGACAATTTCGAACGCGAGGTACAGCAGGTGCTCCGATTTGACTACGGTGAAAAACGTCCCGCTAGTCGTTGGGGTAGACACGGGTGTTGGTGCTGGCTTCGTTTGTTTCATTTCAGCAGCTCCGCGCATTCGGGGTTGGCAGCCGCCATCTGTTGCACAATCGCGGCTAAAACGTCACAGGCCAA